ACACAGCATGCGGGATGGGTAAGAAGGGACTAGAGACTCTTGGTGCAGCGGAAGCCAACGCCGCTGCCGCCGATGTCGGGCCAACCGCCGTTGAGACCGAACACGCCGGCATCGTCGCCCGAGTGCCAGTAGCCGCCCCGGACGAGCGCAACGCCGGACCAATCACAGCCACCATCTGGACGCCAGCCCATGCCTTTTTCAAGGCTAGGGTAGGGTGCTGTGGTGAGGGATGGGTCTGAGTCTTCAAAGCGTTTGTTGATCACACCTTTTTCATCGCCATGCAGATCATCGAATACCCATGAAAAGACATTGCCATTCATGTCGCAGATTTTTTCGCCATTGCTTAGAGTTAGCCAGCGGCGTTCTTTTTTGTCGGTTGGATCAAAGTTACTGGGCTGGGCGCTTGATACATTGCCTTTACGGATACCGCGAAATAGCTTGCCTTCGCCGACCTTGCCTTTTGTCCAGTTGGCATCAACGTTGACTACGTTATGCGCGATGGCCAGCCATTGTAGTTCTGTGATCAGTTTGTAACCGGCAGCTGCAGCAGCTTCGTTCGCTCGGTGATAATTGATGCTCACCCATGGTTTACTATCTGCCACGATGATGGCCTTGCCGTCATCTGATTGGCTGGTTGCGTACTGGCCGACCTGGAATGATGGCACTATGGTGCCGTTAGGTAGTTCTGTCTCCGGAACTGTGACAAATAGGTCTAGTAGTGCGGCTTTGTGTTCTGTTTGCATAACATATTCCTTAAATATTGTTGTACCAGTAGTTTTTGGCTGCCGAAGCGGTTCTGCGCTTCGCGTAGTTATCGGCCAGTCTAGTTAAGCAAATCGCAAGGCCTTTGTTGGCTAATGCGGATTCAAGCGTGTAACCGAAATTGGCTAGATTTGTCCTGTTGAATGCTATTTGAAGGTCAAATTGCGTGTGCATTTTCAAAACTCCCTAACGTTGTTTGGGTGACGCTTTGAAATATTAAATACTATTGTCCTATTGGTTGTCAATACAAAAGTATTTAATTTTTATTGAATGAATGATTTTTAATAAAAGCAATGATCTAATAAAGTAAATTAGGCGAAAAAAAACCCGCTCAGAGGCGGGTTGAATAGATTGTGGTGTGCAATGAGATGTAAAAAACCTGCCGAAGCAGGTTGATTGTATTAAATAATTAATTTGGGTTTAAATTAACATTGGCTTTAGCTTCAAGTTTGCTAAATGCCATCACTGAAGATACTGCACTAATAATTTTTGTCTCATTATCCGCTGATGTTTTGTTTATTCTGTCATCAATAATTACAAAAGGCTTAATTTTATGTTCTTCTCTAAGATTAATATCAATGATTTTCTTAATAGCTGCAGCTACTGAGGCGTGATGTGGGGTGATAGCTAATACCGCTTTGTCACCGTGTATGAAGTCAAATTTATATTTATGCCCGGAGATCCCAGTATATTCATCACTTGGATGTTGTTCATCATTTGGATATGCTGATTTGAAATACATTGAAACCTCTGTAACTAATATAGAGGAGTCAGGGCTTTTCCCTTCGTTTTCTAGCTCCCAATTAACAACTGCAAACATGGCATAAATAAATTTTGAGAACGCTGTTTTAGCGTTATGTATATACTCAAAAACTTCTATTTCACCATCGGGGGTAAGCGTAACGCCAAATGGCTCAATAGCATTTAGAATAAAAGCTGATTTTCTTGCAATAGCTAAGTCGTAACCTTGTTTTGCAAAATGCAATAAAGTTTCACCGCCATCAAAGATTCTTATTTTATTGTGTATTTCTTCAGTATATATAGGCAAAGGAGAGCCGTTTGAAAACCCAAATGGAGTTTCTATAATCGACAAATTGTCATCAATACTATGGCAATTAAAGCCGAATTGTTCTGTCATGTATGATGTATTCATTTTAATTTAAACTCGTCTGGAGAATCTACTTTCCCACTAATTGTAATACAAGTTTTGGTAATGAAATGTTTTAATGCATCTTCAAATGACCAATTTAACCATTCCTTAGTTCCGGCGTATCTTGCATCGCCTAAATGCTCATGTGGGCGACTATGATCATCCTTAATCGCCTTTGGTTGTTGTATAACGTCTAATTGGTATATACGTTCGTTGCCATACATTGTTTTTCTGTAAACGCTCAGAATATAATTTTTCTTTTTAGTCTTAGGGTGATAGAAGTAATGGAATTTAAGAAACAATCCAGAATAAATGCCATCGCCATTCATAAGCCCATGTTCTATCTCATGAATAAAGTTACTTGTTTTGATTGGTAGCCAGCTGCCTATATCTTCACAATATAGGTCTTGTAGAAGTTCTAATGCTTTTTTTTCTGATATCTTACCTATCATTTAACACCCTCTACGTTCCCACTTATCCTTTGCCTTGGCATCTGCTTTGGTTTGCCACTGCATGTTGCTAGGATGATCTGCACCGCCGCAGGCTAGTGCCTGAATATGATCTATTATGTAACCTGGGCATGATCCTTTACTGCGCCCAGTTGAAGGGCAGGGGTGTGATTGTTTAAACTGATTCTTTGCTTTAAAGCTGCGTTTGTATTCGGCATTAACCGTTGCTGATGTAAATATCAGTATAAATAAAAATAAATACTTCATTGATATTTATACTGGTTCCGTTGTCTGGGCTTTGTTTTTATCAATTAGCGCCTTACCATTAGGTGAGTTGACCGGGATGATTTGTTCGCTTTTGCATAAGCTGCACCCCTGCTTTTTGCTACTGAAGCGATAAATTGAATATGCTAACGGGCCTAATAGAACATACCAGGTGGATATTGACGCAATGACAATTGCAACAATCCATAGCGAGGCCTCGCCGATAAAGTTGCCACTTATCAGATCTGCAGGAGGTGCAACATGCCCGCATGATAAACAGATGTGTTCTGGATCATGCATCCCCATTATTTCTAATCCCTTTTTTAACGTCGATCAGCTCTTGTAGCAGCTTGTTGGTTTCCTTGCTTTCCTTTATTTGCTGTTCGATCAGGGCTTTAGTGCCGAATATTGCGAAAGGTAAAAAGAACCAGAGGATGGCTAATATAACTAAAAACAATACTGTGAAGAATCCTATTCCTGCATACGTTTCTGCCATTTGAATCCCCTTGTTAAAAATCTAGTTTTTTTTGGATTTGCAAATAATATATATTTTTTTTGAAACGCTTATTTTGCCATTTTGCTGAGTTTCGATACCGAAGCAAGGCCTTTGATGGCTTCGTCCAAAGCATAATCTGGCAAATCTTGCATTAGCAATACTGCGTTCTTAATTTTTTCACTTTCAACATATAGCCCATCTGACATTTCACCAGATTCATCATCCAGCCACTCCGGCCTAACTTTGCAAGCAGTTGCAATTTTTACAATAAATGTTGTCGTTTTTCGATTGCCTTGCTCAAGTTTCCTTATTAAATCTACTGAACATCCAATGGCATCAGCCAAATCTTCTTGGCTCAATTTTGCATGGTCGCGCGCTTTTTTAATTCGTTCTGCTAAGTTCATATGACGATTGTCTTTAAATAAATTTGCATCAGCAAATACTTTAGTCTTGACATTTGCTAGGACAATAGTATTTAATATGCTCATTATGGAAAATCCTCTATTAGAAGCTATTGAAATTTGTGGCAGCCAATCAGCTTTAGGCGAGCGAATTGGTAAAGGGCAATATTTGATATCAGCTTGGGTTAGGCGTTATGGATGCAAGGTTGCTCCAGCATTTGTAATTGATGTGGCAAGGGCTACGGATTGGAAAGTAACACCTCATAGGTTGCGTCCAGATCTCTATCCCCATCCTATGGATGGACTTCCTGCCCACTTAAGGCTTCACGAAGCCGATCAAAATTTGTTACCGGCGCACGGTCCGGAGTGTTGTGCAAGCATGACAACACTAAGTACGTAACCGCTGCTATGACTATAAGTCGTGTCAATGTGCATCTTCCTTAGTTAACCCACTCAGCCGCGTTGTTTTGGTTGAGTGGTTTTTTCTCTGGTTGTTTTATTTTTGTTAAGGCAATGATGCAGATTATTAAAACAGTTGTTTACGTTTATTTATAAGGATGATTAACGTGAAGATCACATTCCTGGCATATCGAATAGCGCATGAGTATCAGGGCGGGGTTGTTGCCCTCAGTAGCATGATGGGTAAGAACGATAAGGTAATGGCTAGTAAGTTGAACCCGAACATTGATACCCACCATTTAAACATTGAAGAGCTTGCAATGCTTGCGGACTTCACCAATACCAATGTGCAGGTCGCTCAATATTTTGCAGAAAAGCAAAACGCAGTGGTAGTCGAGCTACCGATAATCCCGATTGATAGCGATATTGGTTTGCTCGATAACTATATGGAAATTATGAAAGAACTTGGCCGGTTATCTACTGAGTTTCAGTCAGACTTTTCAGATGGAAATATCAACAATAAAGAGTTCGATCGTATCGCCCACCATGTTGCCCAGGTGCAGGCAAAGTTATCGGCATTTCAGTTATCTGTTAAGAGAATCGTTAGATGACTGACATATACGATCAGGCTACAGATCGCGAGATGCGAGACCGTGAACTCGCATTACAGACAGTTCGCGCAAGTGCCGGCACTATGCCAACGCTAACCGCTAATGGCAAGTGCCACAACTGTGATGAGCCTGTTGAACCTCCCTATACATTCTGTGATTGCAATTGCCGTGATGATTGGCAACTGCGATTTAATCGCAACAAATAACCCCGCACCCCTTTATTGATATTAAGAAAATATGACAAGACAGCTAAACAATTCAGTAAACAGCAAGACCATAGTCAAGGGGGTTCAAGGTACTTCTAGGAATTTACTGGATACGGGTCGAAACGAGCGCGATTTGTCTCACATAAATGCTGCTGAAACATACTAAACATGGCTACCATCAAAATTAAGACCAATTTCAAAGATGTGCAGAAAAGCCTGGATAAGTTAAACAGTCGTCTGCAGCAGAAAGTTGTGCCGGCTGCGCTGAATAAAGTGCTGGGCAAAGCCAACACGACTATGGTTCGTGAGATTTCATCAGAGTTCAATATCAAGTCCAGCGAAGTGCGTGCAAATCTAAGAATGGTGCGGGCACAGCGGGATTTCAGCAGATGGTATGCAAGGCTTGACCCTTTTGCGCGAAACAGAAAGGGGCGCGGACTTAACCTGATCCGGTTCACGGAACAAAAAGTTAGCCTGGCGGAAGGTCGCAGGCGTGCAAAATCTGGAAGCCAGCAGGATCTGCGCTTCCAGATTAAACGCAATGCTGGGAAAAAGACCATTAAAGGCGCGTTCATTGGCAATCAGGGCAGGACCGTATTCATGCGTACCGGCAAAGAGCGACTTCCTATCAAGGCGCTAACGACCATTGATGTGCCGCAAATGTTCAATACAAAGCGTATCAATGCCAAGGTGGTCGCTCGTATAAATTCTGAAATGAAAATTGAATTTGACCGGGCCATTAAAGCAGCACTAGCGGGAGCCATCTAATGAGTAACTGGGCGAACTATGATGATGTGATTGCCCAGCTGCAATCCTTTGGCCTGGATACTTCCAAGTTCGAGGTTGGTATAAAAGTGCGCTGCCGCGCCGATGATTCAAAAGACAAAAATGCAGGATGGTACTGGCTGCATGAGAAAGTGATTGACGGACATGTCTATCTTGTCGGCGGGTACGGTTACTGGGTCGGCAATAATAACAATGCCCAGAAAATTGAGCTTTCAAAACAATGTCAGGAATGCCGGCATGAAATGTCGATTTCGGCTAAGAAATGCCCGAAATGTGACAACACAAAATTTAGCAAGCACCAGCTGTCGGACGATGAGCGCAAAGCAATCGCGGCAATGGTGGCGGAAAACAAGAAGCGTGCCGAGGCTGAGCGCAATCATGAAATCGAAGCTGCTGCAAAAATCGCAAATGAAGCCTGGTTCCAGCTGGGCGATGATGGTGACTGTGATTATCTACAGAAAAAAAATGTAAAGAAACCGTCCGGGGTCAAATACGGAAACGGCACCGAAATCACGATTGAGACTACGGAGTTTGGCAAGCCGGTGTTTCTGACCGTTCCCAACGATACCAACAGTATGATCATCCCGATGCGCGGGACGGATGCAAGGATTTACGGACTGCAGGTTATCAGAGGCAAGGGATATCCCAACAAGCTGGAAAAGGAATACTGGCCAAAAGGCCACAGTAAAAAAGGAAAGTTTTTCAGTATCGGCTCACAGACCGACATTATTCTGATCGCCGAGGGATTCGCAACTGGCATGACGTTGCATATGGCGACCGGGTACCAGGTGATCGTTGCTTTTGATGCCGGCAATATCCTGCCGGTGACACAAGATATTCATAAAAAATACCCGCGCAGCAAGATTCTGATCTGTGCTGATGATGATTACCAGGTGAAGTGCCCCAATAAAATTGGAGAGGGTGAAGAAAAAACCCGCTGCAATCATGTTTCACCAGCGGGTACCGAACATTGTCCGGCCTGCGGCGGTGATCTGTTCTATATCCGTGATAAACAAAAAGTATACCTGGGCGATGCCGGCGTCAAAGCGGCAGAGATCGCGGCAATCGCTGTTGGCGGCGCCTGGATTAAACCGGATTTTCCTTTCGATCGAGAGGGGAAAAAATTAACCGACTTTAATGATCTTGCCAATTCCCCAAATTGTTCGGAAAGCACCATCAA